TTACACAGTCATCTAACACCAGTATATCTGCCGCAGCTACAGTGACGTTTACATTCGGATACAGTTATGCTGTACCAGGAGAACAGGTATTTTCTTTCATATCAACTGCAGGAACAACTGATACGCTTGGTTTGGAAAAACTCAAAGAACTAGGCACCACAGCAATTGGCGGCCGAGGCACATTCCCCAACGGACCAGACGTACTGGCTATCAACGTTTATAAAACTAGTGGAACTGCAACTCCAGTAAACATTATTCTACGTTGGGGTGAAGCTCAGGCCTGATCTACATCTGCAAGTTTTTTTGTCAGCTGTCTGCGGATCTCAATTATCTTTCGCTTGCTGTCATTGACGCCGGAAGATATGCTCTGCATCATGGTAAGTTCTTGATGCTGTATATCAATACTCTTGACTTCTTGAAGTAATTGATTCAGCATCGCAGTTAATTCTTGTTTGACCGGTTGGTCGTCAGGAATTTTTTGAATTTTTGAAAAAAACTCTTTGTATTCAATTTGAAACTGGGATGATTTTATCAGGGATAACATTGTCTAACTCCAATATTGTTTCTATTTTAGTGCGTATGATTTGATTATTTAACGTGTTTGCTAGACCTGTGTGTAGATGTCTAGGAAGACAATTCAACGATGCCCAACATATTGTAGCTGTGGTTGTAGTCAAGAATTCTTGATCTATAAGACATACATATGTGCCATATTCAAACCCGCGATCTTCACTGAGATAAAGTTCTATAGGTAATATACGTCCTACGGCATAGGTGTCTAGTAATTTTTCAGCATCGCACAACAGCGTAGTATGCCTAGAAAAAGTTGGAACTGTCCATTTTTGATTTTCTAAAATCAATAATATTCGCTGTGTTTGCTTAGAAAGAAATAATAATCCCGCACGTTTTTGCATCACAATACTTATCAAGCATCTAGATCAAACCGCCAATATCCGGCGCCGTACTCACCTTCAAAACTCTTGAGCCATTGAGTGCCATCCCATTTGTATTGAATGCCAGTGGTTAAATTGGTAAAATAGGTGCCAGCAGTAGCAGTTCCGGGTACCCATGCCGTGATCCAAAATTCACCATCCCATTCAATTATTGAATTTTCTTGAATGTAAGGATCACTTCCATCAAGATTTTTCCAGGCATCTGGGCCATCATAAGAGCTTTGTCCCCTTTGTTCGCTGTTGTTAACTGTGTCTAACACGAGGTATCTTGTACCTGCCGGAATGTTTGCAATGCCATTAAATCGTTTTTTAGGATTAAAATTATAAGGATTAACAATGGCAGTCAACGGTCCAATAGTATTTGACGGTGTAGTATCTAGGTCAAGGGTTATTGACAGCAATGTAGGGTCTATCTCATTGACTGTAAATCTGCCGGTAATTTCTATTCCAGAAGGCTGCATAAAATGTATCTTACTGAGATTAGGTAGATAGCCGCCCTGTTGATCTAGTATTAGATTCCAATCTAGTCGTTCACCTGTTCTAGAATCTTGATCGGTTAGTTTTAGTGTTTGCAACAACTGATTAGGTTCAAGTATAGATAGCGTATACCTGTCTGGAGATCCTGGTATGTTTGCTGTTAACAGCAATACATTATAATTATTTTTAGTCTGACTTTGTTTTGCTTTGGGATTTTCACCGTTGTAGATAATATCTTGAATGTTTACAATATCTCCAGCTTCAGTGAACATGTTTGCCACCACTGCCCTAACAATGCCTAATTTTTTAACCTTAGCTGGCGGACTGATCCATATAGGCATTTCAAATTCGATAGTGCAAATGTCGATTTCAGACTCTGCTGCCTGGGGAATGGTACGTGAACTAAAATTTAAATTGGTTACGTTTATCACGCTGAGACTGGTCCAGTCTATGTAGTTGTCTGTGGTCTGTATTTCTAAGCTGGGATTAAACAGCACCATTATCTGCTCTACCAGTTGCAGTTTTTGTTCAGTGTTCGAAGTCCACAAGTCCGCTTTCATTGTTAGCTTAAAGGGAGTTGGCATCAATCGTTCTACAGTATAACCGCCGCCCTGCGTCTGGTTATATAATGGATTTCCAGCGGTGTCAAATCCGTCATAAGATCGTTCTCTAATTTGCACTTTACTGACAAACGTAGGATCTTGAATTCTAGACTGATCTAATTCTAGTCCGCTGATATAGCAGGCAATTTTAGGCACAGTTGACAATTTATTTTCGGAGTTATCTTTGATAATGGCTGCAACTTGTCTAGTCAAATCTCCATACATCACTGGCACATGTTTTTCTATAGGAGTGTCACCACCTGTCTTGTATTTGAATCCTATAAACACTCGCATGAACTGTGTTACATATCGGCGTATCTGTCCGTCATAAAAATAATCCATTATTCGTCTGCCTTTGGTCTAAGAGCTTTGCTCAAACTTTGTTTTTCTGTTATGGTACGACCATTGATTACGTCAGTAGTATCGTTGTTGATAAACGAAGCCTTTTGTGTAGATCGTATATTTTTTCCTTCAAACACATCACCACTTTCTGCAACATCGCTGGCACCTAAATTACTCATGGTCATTCTATCTTGATTTTCAAATTTTACCCAACGAATGCCGTTAAATCTAAACAGCCTCTTTGGCATAAAATCCAGTCGCAGACAAAATTGTCCTTCGGCAGCGGAAGGAGGAAATCCAGTACCAGCAGTAAAAGGTGCACCGTTTGGCGGTATACCGTCACCTAACAGATATCCAGTATAACCAGTTGCACTTGGAGAGAGTGTTACAGTGCTGGCTGTGGATCCCACATATATAGGATCTCCATTATCATCTACTAACGGAAACCCGCTTTCGTCTGTGGCCTGTACCTGTTGATCAACAGTTATTGCTGAAGCATCAACAGAAACCAAAGTAGTTCTTCCAGTTTCTTGATCTAACTGAATAGAGTAATATGCAGTAGTGTCATATCCGCTTTGAGGAGCATCGCTTTCAGCTTGATCTAACACAGCCTGTGTGATCTGCATTTCTTTTTCGTAGGTACTGAGTATATCTCTAAGGCTAGTTGAAGTGTCAGCGCCGGTATCATCTGCAAGCCCATCTAATATTTCACTAAATTCTTGACTGTCTACCAACGGTTTACATTTGGCACGATAAAGATGCGGATACCAAGTGGCAGAAAATCCTTCTGCTGCTCTAGAAATTTCTTCAATAACATAAAATCTTTTTAAAGAAAATTTAAAATCGTTTAGTGCAAATTGATCTTTTAAATGCGGTAGTTCTATTACATCGCCAGCAATTAATTTCCTTCCTAATTTCTCTACTGTGTCATTGATATGAAAACTTACAAAAATAGTGTCATTTTGCAAAAACAATCCAAACTGACTGAGGTTAAAATCAGTGTCTTGAATGTTGTAAATTCCCCGTAGCAGGTATATATCAGAATCGTATTTTCTATCTCTGTTTTCTAAGAACAATAGGTCTTGTATGTTACTAACGCTGTTGCCCGTGTAGCTGGGAGTAACTGGACTAGTGTCTGTAGAAGACCCTGGCCCAAGATATTTGTGGATAAAAACGTCGGTACCACCTATTTGAAACATTTCCCAAATAGATTTGTCTATAAATTTAAAATCGTTGCCCTTTTCTGGGCGGTACAGGCTTAGTCTTGGCATAGTCATATATTTACCGCTACGATAAATACTTGTATGAGTCAAATAAATCAAGTTAAACAAAGCGTCTATGATTATTGCAAAAACATGCTGGGTGACGGCATGATAGACATTGAACTAGACCCGCAGCACTATGAAACTGCACTGAATAGATCATTGTCGGTTTTCCGCCAGCGTAGCGATAACTCTGTAGAAGAAAGTTATGTGTTTTTAACCTTGTTAGAAGACACCAACGAGTATGTGTTACCAAAAGAAATACAACAAGTGCGTCAAATATTTAGGCGTAGTATTGGTTCACGCACAGGAGGCGGTTCAGGTGGTACTGTTTTTGAACCATTTAATCTAGCTTACTCTAATACATATTTGCTGTCGTCAACAAATATGGGCGGGCTGCTAACCTATGAACTATTCAGTGGCTATCAAGAACTAATAGGAAAAATGTTTGGCAGTTTTATTAACTTTAATTGGAATCCTCAGAGTCATAAATTAATGATTCACCAAAGACCTAGAACTGAAGAAAGTGTTATGTTACAGGTATACATGACCAAACCAGACACTGCAATCATAGAAGATGTCTACAGTGGGCAATGGGTCAAAGACTACTGTCTAGCCAACTGCAAAATGATGCTAGGACAAGCTCGATCAAAGTTTGGACAAGTAGCAGGACCTCAAGGCGGAACACAGCTCAACGGCGCAGCACTGATTACAGAAGCGCAAGCAGAGATGGAAAAGCTCATAGATGATTTGATGAAATTAGTTCCCGGCGGTGCAGGATACACCTGGATAATAGGTTGACTTAAAAATCTTAATATACTATAATATTCTTAATTGGAGAATATTATGATCATA